TAAGTCGTTGAGGATAGTTCCATAATAAGAGCCTTCTACAGCAGCATCAAAGCTACACTCAAACTCTTGGCGGTACTTATCCTCACCCATCTCATTCTTGGCTTGCTTTAGTTCTACATCGTCCACTACACCTGTCTCAGAGGCTTTGAACTCTAGTAAGCCCCATCCATCCTCTTTCTCAGCCCTGTCTCGCAGTTCTTTAAAGTGATTGTGTCCCTTTGGCGTACCAATAAAGAGACATTTCCCCAATCTGTCAGCCAAAGCAGGTCTACATATGTCCGTCCAAATCTTAGGATTCTGGTCACCAATTTCATCAAGAATTACAAAATCAAAATACTGACCTCGGAGCGAATCAGGGTTGTCTGAGCCATATAGCTGAATACGCCTACCCCAGAAGTCAACCCTTAATTCTGAAATATTGCTAGTGCCACCCAAAGGCTGTGCATACTTTACAAGGTAGTCCCATGCCACCCTCTTAGCTTGTCCGTATGTAGGGGCTATGTAGGCGTATCTAGGGGCTTCCTTTTGGTTGAGCAGAGCATCCTTGATTAAGTGGTTAATCGCAGAGACTGTCTTACCCATGCGCCTATGAGCAACAACAACGCCAAAACGCTTACTGTCCATCAAATCATGGATAGCAAGCTGTTGCTCTCTTGGTTTGTAAGCTATCTCGATTACTTCTGCCATTGGACGCTTATCTGAATGTCTTTACCTTCTTCTCCAGTTACTTGGAGTGGTAAGACTCTACCGATTAGCCCCATGAAAGCCTGTGGGTGTGTCTCTGCCTTGTCAATAAGGTAAGCAACGCCACCTGCGCCCTCTAGTGCCTCCAGTATCATCTCTCTAAGAACAGCATTGCCCTTATCAAGACTTCCCTTCGGTCTTCCTGCGCCTTCTCGTGCGCCACCACGATATGAAATGTTTGATTGTTTTTCAATCATTGTTTGACTCCTCTAGGGTTGGTCAAGGTTAAGTAATACTTTATTCTAACAGACTTGTAATCTCTTTGCGTTTTTCTTCGTCTAGTAGGCTTGTTGCTGGTAACAACGGAGTAGCAGCAAATAAGGGTTGACCCTTAGATGTTCCCTCTTTCATTTGAGGAGTAACGTCTAAGTAACGGATGGTTTCTTTAGATGGACGCTGTGCAGGAATCCCATCTGCATCCCTAGCATAACCTGTAGTTATCTGTGTCTCACCTACTTTTGCGCCATACTTTTTGCCGTACTTATCCAAGAACTTAGGATAAATCTCGTCATAGTATTTTTTCATTCCTTCACCACCAACCTGCAAATCAAGTCCTGAATATTCTTCAGGAATTGCATTTAGTTGATTTCGCAACGCATCAATTTGGTCTTCTGGTAAATCGTCTTTAATTGCTTGTCTAAGTGCTTTTCTGATTTCAGCATCTTTTTCTGCATTTACAGCTATTTTTTGACCAAGTTCTTTACCAACATAATCTGGCAATTCTTTTGGGTCAACAGATTTGCTCATTACAAGTGCGCCATCATTGTCGTAACCTTGAAGACGACCATCTCTATATCCGACACGAGAAAGTTGTTTGCTTAAATCAAAGCGTTCTGCTTGCTGTTTACCAGTAGTCAAACCTATACGCTCATAGCCATTGTCGGCAGCGTACTTAGTTAGTCGCTTGAGTGCTAGTTGATACCATGTGTCTTTAAATGGTGCGTCTGGAATACCAGTTTGACCAGTTTTTGCTAATTCCTGCGCTTGGTTCATTAAATCAAAACGTTGTTGAGAGATTGCGTTTTTTTCTTCTTCCGTTTTTGCCTGTTCTTTTAATTTACCTAAACGCTTATGTTCTTCTTTTAAAGCAGTTATTTGTTGTTGCGCCTGATTTTGCGCTTTAGGGTCGTTATAGCCTTTTTCCCTACCAGCTTGATGCCAATCAGATTGAATTTCCTCAACCAATAGCATCTTTTTACCATCAGCATCAATGCGGTCATTAACCCTCATGTGAGCCAGAATATTAGGCTGGTCAAAGTGAGATGATTTATATGTACTTGCATCTTCACCAGCATAAAACTTATCAAGTCTTGCTCGTTCAATATCTGTCAATGGAAGATTAGAAAAGCCACCTTGTCCATACTTTTCTCTAAGAGACTTAGTATATTTATCATATGCACTCATGTTTTCTGGCAAGGTTAGCAATATCTCACGATAGTTCTCACCACCAGCTAACTGATATTTTCCGTATCTAGTTAAATCTTCTGCTTGTGCGCCTGATAATTCACTTATTATTTCTTCTCGTGACATTGCGTCACCATAATTATCTACTGGCTTGTATCCCCGAACTCGTACATATTCATTTTGTAATTGTGTATCTGGTAATTTAGAAAAGTCTTGACTTCCATAAGTTACTTCTTGAACATCTACACGATTGTTAGCCAAGAAGTCTTGAACCTCTTGTTTAGTAACATTGGGTTTGTCTCTCAGGAAGTCATCTAACCCTGTATAAGCCAGTTCTTCCTTCTTAACATCAGGTGCTTTCATCAAGTCGTTAATGAAAGACTGACCAGTTCCCTTGTTTCTGCCTAAGTTCAATGCTGCTTGCTCAGTAGCTGAATAGAAACCAATGTCAGAAACTGGTGCTTGTGGCTTAGTCTGCAATAGGCTTTCAATAGGCTCTACCTTAGTAGATAACAATCCTTGCTCTGGGGCAACAGCAAACAATGGCTGTGGCACTACCTTGCTCATCATAGTATTAGGACGCTGACCAAGCATAGTAGCTGCCAGTTCTTCACCTACTACTTGTCCTACCTTTTGCACACCCCTAACGGCTGGCATAGGGTTTAGCGGAACAAATGACGCAGCTTGACCTGCTACCTGACCAATCCTAGATGTTGGTGCAAGTGGTAAATCTTTTAAGAACTTTTCTGTTGTGTAAGGAAACTGCGCTGGTGCTTCATAACTAACATCACCAAACATCTCTGTTGGGCTTGGTGACCTTAGTAAATTAGCTATGTCAGCAGGTAAACCTAACAAGCCAGCTAAACGTCCTCTAAGAACGTCAACAGGCAGATTAGCAGAATCAGCAGGGCTACCCTGTCTGCGCCTGTTTAACTGTGGATAAAATCCAAATGCTGCACCTAAATCTGCCATGATTAGTTACCACTTTACCTTGTTAGCCCAATAAGCTGCACTCATCTTACCTTTGGCAATATTCTCTGCGTGACGAGCCTTAAACGCTTCGTTACGCTTCGTTCCATCAGGTGAGCCTTTAGCCCCTTGTTGACCAAAGCGAATTAGCTTTACATCCTCACCACTCTTTGCCAAAACAGCGTGAGACTTAGTGGGATGGTTAGGAGTAGCTTTGGGCTTGTTGTAGCCAGAAAACTGCTCTGACCCACGCTTAATCACTTTTTGGCTTTCTTTGCTGCGTTCTTAGCTGTACGCTCTCCACGCATAGGCATAGGCTTAGCAGGTTTAGTCTTCTTCTGCATCAATTTCTGCATCATTTCCACCGCCTGTTGATTTGTCGTTCCCATCATATTCATCCTCGGTTATTGGCCCACCACTAATCCATGCCTCACAAGTCCTCTTGGAAGCACATTTAAAGTCAAATACTTCACAATAGCCTAAGTCACCAGCGTCAATGACTTCCCAAGCATCCATCTCTGTACCGCCCATTTCTAAACCAGATTCAATGCAAGCAAGCATCTTAGGGGTTTGGATAAAAGCAGAGCAGTTTCCGCAACGAGACTTTTTAGCCTGTGCAGGTGAGATTCTCCAAGCCTTAGAAATGTCACGCCAGTAATCCATGCTTGGCTCGTTAGGATTCATTGGGCCGTAGTTAGCCTTGTCGATAGCCTTTTGGCGACACTCAAGATTGACTTCTACGTCACCTGTGGCAACTGGACACGCTTCGCCTTTTTTCTCTTGGCTTTGTATCTCAATCTCAATTTTTACGGATGGCTCTAATAATCCAGACATAGTTGTCCCTACGGAGTTTATTTATTATCTCATAAAAAAAAAGAGGGAACAAGTCCCTCTAAAGTCTCAATGGCAACTGAGTGCGTCCATTGTGCGCTATCTGAAAAGATTTGCAAGCGTTAGATTTAAAACGTCCATCTCATTTAACTTCATTACCTTCCAAATCCTAGCCTGTCCGTGTATTCCGTTAAAGCTACCTTGATGGCAATCCTTGCACAAAGGAATACATAAGTATTGGTTATGTTGGACAATATGGTGTGCATCGCTTGGAGGAGAAGCGTTACAGACCCCACAAGGCATTTCTTTAATCTTTGCCAAGTGGAGTCGTTCCCTATTATTTGGTCTGTTGTTCATGCAATTTCTATGATTACAGGGTTTAGCAATAGACGAGCATATTCCAATGCTCTATTTTCTGCGTCATCGCCAACCATACATTTTTGATACCGCCACTCAAATTCATACCATTTTTTAGTCTCAACAGTCCATGCGCCATCAGCGTCTTTTTTAATTCTTACTTTCATATTTTCCTTCCAAAACTTCATGCTTCTCTTACATAAACACCAAAACTGGCAGCAGTATCACCAAAAGGTAATTGCTCTATTTTTTTAGCAATACGCTCTCGTTCTTGTTGAGCAACCAGATAAGCAAAGCGTTCAAGCATCAATTGACATTTATTAACTTCATCATCATAAAAGCCAACTTCTAGTGCTATGCGAATAACGTCTTCTCTATTCATACCAAACTCCTATGAAATAAACCACCAGCCACCAAAAGGCAGCTAGTGAAATAAGAATTAGTCGCCAAACTGCCTGTTTACTCAGCCTCGTAAGCCATGATTTTTGCATGGTCAGCTTCCTCCAAAATGTGCTTTGCAAGACGCATACAGCCCTCAATCTCTAACTCTTTAAACTGCTGGTCAGTAAAGATGCCCATGACGTTACGTCCTTCAAACCAGACTTCGTCAATGTTCTCGTTGTAAGTACCTTCCTCGTCCTGCTCGTATTCCATCACGACAGTAACGATTACAGAGCCTTCACCAGTTGTTGTGTCAAATTCGTATTTCATTTTGTTTTCCTTAAAATTGGGGGACTATGCCCCCTGTTGATTTAGTTAAGAATTAAGCGACCAGTTAAACCCCTAGACTTCAAGCAATCAATTGCGTTTTGAATTGCCTCTCTACGAGAATGACCATAAAAAACTGGAGGTACATTCGTATCTGGCAAAGCACAATCGAACTCAACAATCCAAGCTGGAGGAACAGTAGCCCGAATACGGGGGTTGTATTGTTCTTGTTGAAAGTAGCAATCTGC